AATAAGAGTACACCGAGTGGTCTTAGATCGAACCCGAATTGGACGCTAAGAAGACCTAGTATAAACATACCTATGAATATAGTAACGACCTCTAAAAGTGCCTCTTTTATATTAGCTTGTGGCGAAAGGTAAGCACCCATGAGAATCGATATGATCGTGAATAGACCAAACTTGAACGGTAAACTTAATTTAGCAAATACGAGTACTAAAAATAAACCTAGTAAAAGGAGTAAATTAAACAGTACATTTCTAGCCATGAATTCGCTATATGATGGGCTTTCTATGACGGTTTTAGCGGATTGGTACGTGACGAGACCCTGGAAAATAAGGTTTGCAAATACGGCACTCATGAAAGGTGCTTTTCCCTGTAATGCGTTCATTTATAATTCATCAAGATAATTTTCGCCGCGACGTTTTCTTTTTATTAAAACAATTCCGAGTGTGAGTGATATTAACCAACACTGAAATTGTGATAATCCGTAAGGTTCTTCGATCATAAACATTTTAATTGTATACTATACTATTTATAACTTTATCTTGTTTTGTAATCTTGTGAGCGTGTAATGATGGTACAAGTGTGTACCAGATAAGAATAGGGATATATACGCTATTGGGCTTTGTCTTGCACGTTTATCGAGTAATACGAGCAATGCTAATGTCAAAGTTACTATAGCTGGCATGGTAAACAAAAAGAATTGAACATCGGTTAAATTGGCACTTTTTTCGGGTTGGGAATCCATTTATTATAATTAAATATTTTTTTAAAGGTGTTTTCTACAAACAGCCATGTACATTTCCTTACCACCTACGAGTTCAACTTTATCGCTATTAACAATACGTTTCGTAAAAGGGCCGTGTGTTCCGTCCATGCATTTCATACACATAGCTGATAATTTGAAAACTTTATCTGCAAGTGGTATACAATCTAAAATTTCACCTATTTTCCCCTGTTTATAATCACCGTCGAGACCTGTTAATATAACTGTTTTACTATGTTTGAGTGCTTTTTCTACAAAAACTTTTAACCCTATAAAAAATTGTGCCTCATCTATGGCTATTACATCCACGTCTTGGTAATTGAGTTCGTTTAGGTTGTTTGTTTTTATACAATCAAATTTCATATTATCGTGTGTTCGTAGAACGTGTTCTAAACACCGTGTATCTTTACACGAGTTTATGACGAGTATACGTTTTCCTATAACCTCGTACCTTTTTAAACGTCGAACGAGTTCGGACGTTTTACCCGAAAACATGTTTCCCATTATGATTTTCAAACTCATTATTAATTAGTATTGAACTTATACTTTTAAATATATTCTCAGGATATAGCAGAACAATGTTCATTTATATATTATTTTTATTAGCTTTACTTTTGAATGGATTAATCGGGTATGCGGTTTCGTATAAAAGGAATGTGAAAGAAGGTGAACCTGTATACGATTTAGGATTTGATTTATTACCAAATTTACAGAAATACGATCATTTTGGTGATTATGCGTTAATTATTCCTATACTCTTTGTTCTTTTTTCATGGGGTTCTTGGAAAACGTCAAAGCGTCAAAAATTTTTAACAATGTTCATTTTGATGTATACGTTTAGGGCATTATCAAATTACGTAACGACGTTACCTTCGTCCAAGGAATGTAAACTAAAACCGCCGTTTGGTTTTTGTAACGATTATATGTTTTCTGGGCACGCCACGGTTAATATAATATCATCGTATTACGTAGGTTCGCCTTTATGGCCGGTATGGCCAATACTAACGTCTTTGTTTTCGGTGGCGTCTCGAGAACATTATACTGTCGATCATATAATTGCGTGGATTATTTTTGCAGCACTGAAATGTAAAATATAATATTTATATATTTAAATGTCGACCTTTAATACGTACGTTATAAATTTGGATTCGCAAAAGAAACGGTACTATGTTCAGGAAAAGAAACTTAACGAGGTTGGTATTTATCCTACGCGTATAAGTGGGTATAGATTTGAAGACATTGATAAGAGTGAATTACAAAAACATTTTTTTGGAAAAACACCTTTATTAAAGCCGAGATCTGCTATTGGTTGTACGTATAGTCATATACAGGCACTTAAACACTTTTTAAAGAATGATCCGTATGACGTTGCTTTAATAATGGAAGACGACGCTTTTCCATTATTTACTAACGTTGCTCACTTGGAAAAGAAACTCCATAATATAGATTGGGACTATTTAAGTTTACATTGTGACGGTGTGTGCCCTAAAGACGGTGGTAAACCTGTTTTATTATCTGGGTCCAGTGCGGCATATTTTATTACACGCAAAGGTGCAGAAAAAATAATAAATCATAAACATTCTTTTCATTACGATATAGATACAACAAAAATGAAAAACTTGGATAAAAAAATTGACGATAAAAATTCGTTTTGGACGGATGAAACCGCTAAAATGAGTGGTGAATTAAGTTCAAATAGGTATAAAAGATTTTGTTATGGTATATATGATAAAATTACAGAAAAGGTAGTGAATAGAGGTGAAAAAACCGCTTGTCACTACAAAGATTACCGCATATTTCGAATACCTGTATTAGGTTACGAAGTATCTGTGGAAGATATAGTATTGTTTTTGTTGTGTATTTTAATTAGTTGTACAGCTTTTATCGGCGTAAAACACGTAAAAGGTAGTAAAAAATAGTAACGAACCCAATAAATAGTTTTGTTTTTTGGGATAGAGTGCGAGTAAGGCAATATTTATTAAAAAAATGTAAATGTAATAAAATTGATTATATTCTTTTAACATTCTAAACCACCGACTTTTATTTGCGCTAGCTGGAAAAGAAATAAATATTGATTCTACTTTTTCTTCTTTATCAATTGGACTAAAATTTTTAAAAATTAGTTCCTTATCATCGACTTTTATGAAATCGTATTTTTTACATAAAATGTTTAAATTAACCTGATCATCTTTACATTTCATTTGAATAGACTCTTTTAATACTATTTTAAGGTATTTAACATAACCCATGTACATACCAGCATTTGCTACGTCGCTATTATTACAGTTACCAAAAACAAATATTTCACCGAATTTGTTCATAAGTTCGGGATCTTTAGATACGAGTACTTTACAATCGTAACTCTCAAAAAGACTCTTAACGTTTGAAATGTCTTTATTTATTTTTGTATCAAACCCATCGACGAAAACAATTATATCGTCGTCTTTTTTTGTTTCCATGTATTCCAGTAGGCCAATAGATTTATCAATGTATCCATTCCATTTCTTACCCATACCAAGAACTTTTACTTTAACGCCATGTTTGTTATTTACAAGTTCTTCGAACATGCCCGATGATTTATTCGCGTATGTTACTACTTCCACTGACATTATTACAATGTATATATATTTTAATTAACTTTACATTTTTTATAAAAAATAATACACATTATAATACATAAAATACAGTGAATCTGTATATTTCTATTTGAAAAAAATTCTAACGTATCTCTTTTAAATATGAACGGTCTTGGTTCGTATATTGGGTTAAAATGCGTATCAACAACTATTTTATCAAAGTAACTGTTGAAATGTTTATGTTCGATATCTGTTATCGTTTTATAATCATACTGTGCACCTGTATTCTTAACGGATGAATACCTGTAAATTCCGAAACCACTAAACGCTGATGTAACGTTTACGTGTCGTTTAACACCTGAAAATATAGGTACTACTTTATACCATGGTTCTATTGGACCATGATCGTATGGTATTTTTGAATTTTTTATTTTTGACATTCCGAACATGGCATCTACCTTTTTATTATTTTCCATGTATGTAAACATGTTTACGAGACCATTATAATCGAAACTTACAAAATCTAAATCGAGCATGCATATGTAATCGTATTCGATACCCGAATTCATAACGGCATCTAGACCCTGTTGACGAATGTATGCAAGTCTTCTAACACGTTTTGGACACGTAACCTTTTCGTTTTTTTTACATAATTCAACTGCGTCCGTGTTATCCAAATCTAGGGTAATAACTTTTTTAAGGTTCGCTTTTCTTAGTATATTTTTTGTATTATCTGTACTGTTATTTTCAACGGCGTATATATCCTGGTTAAATTTATATATCGTATTTAAATTTCTTTCTAAGTATTCTTCACCGTCCTTAATTATGAATATAAATGCAATCTTCATATACTTAATATTTATATTTAAATAAATTAAAGAAAGTTTGAGTATATAAATAAAACATAATGCCGGAAACACTTCAAATTAAACGATTAACACTGGATGCAACTTTACCGACACGCGCGTCTCCAGGTTCAGTTGGGTACGATTTATATAGTTTAAACGATTTGGTTATTCAACCAAATTCTAGGGATATTGTAAGTACGGGTGTGTGTGCGACTATTCCTTATGGGTGTTATGGTCGCATAGCGCCTAGATCAGGTTTAACTGTAAAATATGGAATTCACGTCGGGGCGGGTGTGATTGACCCTGATTATACTGGTGAACTTAAGGTCTGCTTATTTAATCTCGGATCAGTTCCGTTC